CATCTACACATTCTATTTGTAAAATATTAGATTCTGTGCCGTCATAGTCGGCAGCAGCTATTTTGTTAAAAGTATTGGAAGCTGATCCTGCTGCGGCAAGAGTTACAGTGTACTCCCCTTTAAGAGGGTACACCGTAATAACTTGACCTTTTTTATAATTAGATAAACTAATAGTATAATCAGCAGTAATATCTCCACTTAATTTAAATACGGATGCAGTAGAACAGTCAAAAGTTACAGTACCAGATAAGCTAGTAATACTAGTTACTTCAGTGTATCTTTCTGAAAGTTTGTCGTGTCCAACTGCATTGTCTGAGAGATCCGTTTTATAATCAACACCGTTAATTTTTACAGTAGTAATTGACGGTAACGAAGTTCCTCCTGGGTTAGCAGAAACCCCATATCCGATTGTATTAAAATTAGGCATAATTGATTATTTTTAAGTTAGATTTAGTTCACACCCATAAGTGCCCATCCTGTAGTGCCGTCGATATAGATAAGTTCGAAGTTAGCAGTAGCGTCATTCAATACTAAATCAGAAGTAGCACCTTGGATTGGTTTTGCATTACGAGCAATAATTGTGTCAGTACGACCTGACAAGTTAACTAGTTTTACCCAGTCTCCAACAGCTGGAGAAGCAGGTAAAGTGTAAGTAATTTGCTGTGTAGCTCCAGGAATAACACGTACAGCGTTAGAAACTAGAGTTTGGTTAGTGTCAGCAGCAGAAGTAGCAGTAACATCATAAGCAATAGGAGCAGCAGCAGCAACACCTACATTGATTTGGTCGTTGTTACTTCCGTCAGCAGCAACAGTGAAGCTATCAGAAAAGTTAATAGAACCTAAGTTACCAGAAGTAGAAGGAACAGCAGTATCGTCTAATTCGATAGAAAGATCATTGTTGATAGTTCCACCGCTCATAGAGATACCTACACCACCTACAACGTTTACAGATCCAACTTCTCTCCAGTCACTAGAAGCAGAAGCTCCAGCAGAAGATTGGTTAGCTCCAACATATATTAAAGTAACAACAGATGGAGTTCCATCAGCGTCAACAGTAATGATAGCCATGTCTCCTTTGTCGTACTTGTTAGTTGCAACAGCGTAGAATGCAGTTAAAGCATCAGCCTTAGCATTCTCATTAGAGTCAAATGTGAAAGTGTTTCCGATCTCAATAGCAGGAAGCTTTGAAGATGGGATTAGCGTTGTGTCATCACCTTTAGCCCATGTAGCTACTTGTGATGCTCCAGTTCCGAAATCGTTAGGATCTAGTCCTGGGAAAATTGTTTTTAAATTTGGCATAATAAATTGATTTTAGTTTTGGCCGATTATGTTCCAGCCGAGGGTTATGTTTACAAATATAAGACTAAATGAGCTTGTAGCGTCATCTAGCACTAGGTTGTCTGAATATTGACCTTGTAAGATATTTCCGTTAAGAGCTATCTCATTATCAATATTTCCAGATAAGTTAGATACATGAACTATAGCACCAGTAGATGGATTAGCAGGTAAGCTCATTATGAGTCCTGTAGTTCCAGAAGGTATGATGTTTATAGCATCAGTAATCAAAGAAGCGTCACTAGCATCCATAGTCTTTACGTCTACAGATAGCTCTCCGCCAGAAGATGGAGCAGAGGCGGTAGCACCAGCTATTAATATGTATTCAAATCTTGAAGAATCAAATACAACAGCAGTGTCTAACCTATAGACTCTATATCCATCTTGAGTAGAAGAAATATATTCCTCTATATCATCTAGTCCTAAGTCATTCTTTATGCCCGTCAGAGTATATACTTCATCTACTAGTATGTAGATGTAATCTCCAGAGTTAGCATCTATATCTAGAGAAGTCCTGTCTGGCTCTACTCTAGGGAATGCAGATTGTGCCCATAAAGACAAGTCAGTTACCTGAGCTGCACTTAATGAAGCGTCTGTGAATACACCTATTCTAGGTGATTTAATACCTCTAACTTCAGTCCTGTCAAATACAGTAGTAGTTACAGAACTATCTAAAGCAGATTCAAATGTAATAACACTCACCATTGAGATGAAGTCATCTCCACTAGATACAGTTACCACATTATTGTTTATACTACCATCAGAATCAGATC